CCGGCGGTCCAGCAGCACGCTCACGACATCCTCGAGGCGTACGGTGAGCGCAACGACTACGACGTTGAGTCGATCATCGCCGCCGGCGAGACGGCCGTCGACCGGCGCGGTGACCGCGTGGTCGTCCGCTGGGGCTGGCCCGAGCCGGCGATCTTCTTCGAGCGCGGCACGGTCGACCACGTCGTCGAGGCGCGCAACGCCGACGTCCTCTCGTTCATCTGGGAGGACCCGCCGCAGTGGGTCCGCGAGGAGTACGAGCGCGAGGGCGACGGCTGGCGCGTGTTCCTCCCGAAGGTCGAGGTCTCAGGGCTCCCCGAGTCCCGGTTCATCCGCGACACGCTCAACTGGCTCCAAACGAGGTTCACATGACTACGCACGAAGTCGAGTTCCTCCTGGACGAACTGTCGGACGTCGTCGACACACAGCCGGCGGACCACCCGCTGCGGCGCGTGGACCGCGACAACTCGCGCGTCTTCGAGACAGGCGGCACGCTCGACATGAGCACGCCGATCCACACGCGGAAGGCAGACCTCGAGGCCGCAAACTACGTCGGCGTCGCGAGCCAGACGACCGACCCGACGCCGGTCGGGCCGAATCAGCGGTACGAGAACCAGACGGCGTGTTCGATCCGGCTAGAGGGGCTGACCCGCGCCGGCGGCGAGTGGGGCCACATCCACCCCGACGGCAAGGACGGCGCCCCAGCGTTCAGCGCGCTCTTCGCGAGCGTGTTCGACGTGGTCAAGGCGGCGATGAGCTACCCCGACGTCGGCCGGCCGGGCGTGGCGTATCGAGACCTGACGCTGACCAACGTCGACGACCAGGCGAGTGAGTACAGCGACTTCTACCGCGCCGAGTTCGACGTCCTCTTCCGCGGCTACACTGACACACCATGATTCAGACACACATTCATAACCGAGGTGAACAGCCGTGACCGGCGCCGGCTCGGCGACCGCCGCGTACGCCGTCGAGAACGCGTACGGAGAACTGCCGGCCGATCCGACGTGGATTCAGCCCGGTCTCAACGTAACCGTCTCCGAACTGTCCGTCGACCAGGCGCTCTCGCGCATCCGGACGCCCGACGACCCGACGCCGGTCGGTTCGCGACTCGGCAACTTCGAGGGCGCGCTGGCCGTCTCGTGGGACCTCACGGGCGCGAACTTCCACGACCTCGTGTTCGCGGACGGCGGCACAGCCCTGCCGTCAGCGCCGACACGAGCGCCGTCTGCGACGTGGTACTTCGACGTCACGCTCCCCGACGGGACGACCGAGCCGCGGACGCCGACCGGGACGATCGTGCCCGACGCGTCGATCACGTACGAGCAGGGCGAGGCGGTCGGCGTCGAGTTGACGATGCTGTACGGCGACGAGCCGGACGACGTGACGGCGCCGGCTGATGCCGAGATACAGACGCCAAGCCAGGACGACGTCTACTCGTTCCACGGCGCCTCGTTCTCTGTCGATACGCTCAACCAGCCGCTCATGTCGTCGGCAACGTTGTCGCTGACGGGGCTCGCACGCTTCCGTCGCGGGCAGGACCGGCACCCGTACGACGCGGTCGCCGACGCGATCGCGCCAGAGTTCCAGACGGACGCCGTGTTCACCGAGCGCGACCAGCTCGCCCTCGCCGTCGACGACGTCGACACCCCGGCGCCCGAGACGGTCGGGTCGGTCCCGGCGGAGTTCGGCCTCGAGAACGGGCAGGGCGACACCATCACCTACACGCTGGAGGGGTGCTCCCCGGCAAACTACGCGTGGTCTGACCTTGTCGCACCCGACGCCGACCTGAGCGAGCCGATCACCTACCAAGTCGACTATGTCTCGGCCGAGGAGGTGACCGCCTGATGCTGTCGAGTGAGACGAACACGCTCGCCGAGGCGCTCGACAGCCTCGACGCACAGATCGAGTCGCTCGAAGAACTCCTCGTCGAGTATGACGACGACACCGAGGAGGCACAGGCCGTCCGCGACCAGCAGAACCGGCTGGAGTACCTCAAGCGCGGTGTCGAGTGGCAGGCCGACGAGTGGGGCGGCGAGGCGGCCGTCGAGGTGGGCGCGCTCACCGCCGGTGAGGAGGCCATGATGCACCGCGAGATCCCCGACGACGCCGGCCAGAAGGAGCGCCGCCTGTGGTACGTCGCGGCCGCGACCGAGGCGGCGCCGTACGTCGCCGACGGCCTGAGCGAGACGTTCGCGAACGTCGCCGACCTCCACCCGGCGTTCGTCGAGTGGGTCGAAGCGCGGTCGAACGCGCTGGGTGTCGCGGGAAACAGGTCCTCGACGTCCTCGACGGTGAGCGAGCCCTCGGAGACGTCGACACCCACGCCCGACTCGACTACCTGATCGTCGTGGGGCTCGCCCACGGCCATTCGCTTGAGGAGATCCACGCCATGCCGACTGACTACCTCGAACTGCTCGACGCCTACCACGCCACACGGGGGCTGGTATGAGCTTCGAGACTGAGGCCGAGCTCTCGCTCACGGTCCCGCGGAGCGAGTTGCAGAATGTCCAGCGGCAGATCGAAGATGGGATCGGCGCTGTCGAGGTCGGCGCGACAGACGGCGGGTCGATGTCCGCACAGACGACAGGCGCGAGCGGTGGCGGTGGCCGCGGCGGGCGGCGCGTGATGCGGCTCGCCGAGGAGCGTAACGAGCACCTCGACGACGCCGTCATCTACCTCGAGTCGATTGAGGACACGCTCTCCGAGGGCGGCCTTCTGGGGGGCGATGGTGGCGGGTTCGGCGGCATCATAACCGAGCTCGCCGGCGCCGGCGCGGAGACAGCTGGCGATGTGGCGGTTGAGGCGGGTGACACAGTTGCCGAGGCCATCCAGGACACGCTCGTCGGGACAGTCTCGACAGCGCTCGGGACAACTGTCTCAGACGCGATCACCAACTCCGAGGTCGCCGTCGCCGACGGGCCGCTTCCGGTGACGCCGAACCCGCTGCCCGTTGAAGGTGGCGGTGGCAGCGGCACGACCGTGTCGCCGACGGTCAACACGAATCCGAAGTTCTCACCGACGCTCAAGCCTACCGTCGACGTCGCACCCGAGTTCGACCTACCCGACCTGGAGTTCGGCTCGCCCGGCACGGTCCGCGTCGACAACTCGCAGCTGCCGCTCCCGGTCGACCGCCGACCGATCCAGGTTGATGCGCCCGACGCGATCCCCGTCGACGCGCCCGAGGCGATCACGCTCCGTATCGGCGCGCCCGGTGGATCGCCGTCAGAGCGCGACCCGGGATTCTTCGAGCGGGCGGGCGACGACCTCGACGAGATTGCCACGGACGGTGACGGGCCGTTCGGCCCAACTGGCCGGGCGATCGACACAGTCAACCCATTCACGTCTGGCGGGTACGACGTCGGAGACACTGGCGGTGGTGGCGGCGGCAGCACCGGCGCTAGGGCTGTCATCGAGAGCAACAACGACGTCGACCTCCGGCCGCAGTACACGATCAACGTCGACACCGACCGGCTCGTCGATGAGGTCGACCGGCTCGTCGAGGACGCACAAGACGAGGTCCGCCGCGAACTCCGCGACGAGATTGAGTCGGTCAAGCGCGAGATCGACGATCTGGAGCGACAGATAACGAGAGGTCGCTAATCTGCCCGCAAAAAGTGGAAGTACCCGGCAACTGCGCCAAGGACCGCGCCTGTCAGATGACCCATGTTAGCTACCTGTGCCCCGGCACTCCAGAGTGTCAGCCCGAGAGCAGTGAGGGCCACAAAAGCGCCAACCACCCACCAAGGAGCGCGCTTGAGGACCGCGCCTGAGACAAAATTAGACGTTATAACGTAAGCGAATAAGGCCATCACAGCCCCACTCGCCCCAAGTACGGCCCCTGCCCGCCCGAGCGCACCTGTCGCCCAGACCTGTCCGACACCTGCGATAATACCAGTCAGTATGAAAAACAGGTGGTAGCGGACTAGACTAGACGAGAGAACAACGATTGACCCAAATATCGCGACGCCTGTCGCGTTACCGGTGAGATGTGGCATCCCAGAGTGAGAAAACACTGAGAGAGGGAGCTGCCACCAATTCTCAGCTAACGGTGCCTGTAGAACGAACGGGTCAACGTTGTTCGCTTGTGCCCCTGTCCAAGTGGCGAGGCTCACAACTGCCATCACGATCAGCGAGACACCTGGGCCGGCAACTAACCGCCCGAGAAAACCGACACCACCAGAATCGTGTTTTTCAGTAGTGGAGGGCTGACCAATATTGAGTTCGGGATCGGTGCTCATGATTAACATGACATCTGCCCTGGATAAAGAAGTTCGGCTAAGATCAGTCGTTTTACACACCTGACCACCGCCGCGCGACGGTCACTCGCGCACTGTGTTTCTTACACACCATTCATAGATGCCACTATACGACCGTGTCGTCGTCGAGGTCGAGGCGTTCGGTCGCACCGGCGCCTTCGCCTTCCGCGGCGACCTCGCTCCGAATCGCTCACTCAACAAAAACTACCTTGTCGGCGGGCGCGGCCAAGTCGTCTCCGAGCTGTACAACCAAGCCTCTGACCTTGACCTCGGTAGCATCCTCCCCGATGCCGACCTTGACCGCCGGGCGGGGTTCTTCCTGGACGCCGGCGCCGGAAGCGATCAGTTCCAGCTCTCTGCGGAGGTCGGCGCTGGCGACGAAGACCTGCCGTGGGGCGACGGCTCCAGTCCAGCAGGCACCGTCAGCGAGTACGACGCCGCCGGCGATGTCCACCCGCTCGCGAAGCGCGACGTCCTCTACCGCTGGCTCTCACAGGGCCGAAGTGACTCAGGCGGGCAGGTCAAACTCTACACGGGCGAGTGGACGGACGGCACGTACGCCGACGAGGCGGGCGTCTACGGCGAGCCGATGACCGTCGCAGTGCTCGAAGCCCGATCGGAAAAACCGTCTGACGAGCCGTCGGCCGTCACCTACACGATAGAGTTCGAGCGCGTCTCGGTCGTCCCCGACGCCGTCGACGAAGCCGTCGACGACCTCTCCGACGCCGCGCAAGCCGCCGTCGACGCGGTCGGCGACATCATCCCAGACTACTAACTCATGCCAACGACACAACTCTACGGCGTTCCACTCCCCGAGGCGACACGGCCGCAAGAGCGAGAAGGGCTCGGAACACAACTCTCGGAACAGGGCGTGCTCGACCGCGACTCGATCGTCGAGGCACTCTCGACGCAGGCGGCCGACCTCACGCTCACAGGGCGGTACGCCTACGGGACGTACTTCTCCGAGTTGCTCGCGACCGAGCTCGAGGAGCTCTCGAACTCGACGCTGTCGGGACTCCCGCTGTTCGGTGGCTCCAAGTCGCGCTCGGGCTACTACGAGATCGAGTCGGCGACGGTCGAGCCAGTCCACTCGGGCGGCCGAGACATCTGGGAGTGGGAGCTCTCACTCACGAGTGTCGGCACGGAGAAGGACCAGTACGAGGCGATCACGGTGTCGCCGTCAGACGACCTGACGAACCCGTTCGGAACCGACGACTCGGTGACGGTCGCGATCCCGTCGGCGGCGCGGCTGGTCCGGGCGATCGACGCACGGTCGGAGCCGTCGACCCGAGTGAAGCCGACGCCGACCGAGACAGTCGCGACGGCACACGGGGCTATCGATGTGTACGACACGAGTAGCGTCGCCATCGACGAGCCGATCTATATCTACGACGTAGCGAA